ATTGTAGGTATAGCGTTCATTTGATGGCTAGCCACAGTAGCAGCTCCCCCACCATTGTACGCCATACGAGGGATAGAGTTAACAGCGGTTGTATGCAACGAACCCTCAAATTGGAGAACACCACCTGTCGCTCTTAAACGTATATTTGCAAAATTATTACCACCTGCTCTTGGACCAACGATAAATTCACCCTCATCTGGACCATGAAACCATAACCGTGAACTATCTGAGCCAGTACCGTCATTGTCAGCGTGAATTGAATAGCCTTCAGCAAATTGAACTTGAAGATTGTTTGAGCTAGCAGCACCACCAGAAATATCTATAGCACCATTAAGATCAACATTCCCATCGATATTAACTTCAGAAGAAGCATTCAAGTCAATCGTTGGAGCTGTCAAATCCAAGGTAGTACCAGCATTAATTTCTAAATGCCCATTAGAAGCAGCTCTAATGTTTTCGCCACCTCTATCATAGAAATATATTCCGCTATCTTGAGTCAGAACTAAAGCATCATACGCTTGATCCCAAAGCATCCAATGACTAGCAGAAGCACCAAAAAACTTAACGTCATGGCCAGTGTCATCAACGCCAACAGTAACAGCACCAGTTACATTCGTAGTCCCTAACGCCGTAGTACCACCAGTAGAAGTAACACCAGCGCTAAACGTCACAGCACCAGAAAAAGTAGCGCCACTAAGCTGCGCCAAACCAGGCGAACTATTCACATAGCTCTCAATGGTCGCAAAGTTAGTATTCATCGCAGAAGCAGTAATAACATCCCCTGCTGTAAAATCATTGACTGAAAGAGTCATTACCGTAATCTCCTTGGTTTATAGGTAAACATAATTCCATTAATTTCCCAGCTACTTGATTGGCTAGGACCATTAATTTTTAACGCAACAGACTTGGCGTTACCAAGGCTCTGCACACGAACAACATCAGTTATCTTGTTAGCTGACTCAGCCCCCCACATACCAACAGGAGCAGTATGCGTAGAACCATCAGCGTTACCCCAACGAGCAGTGTCCCACACAGAAGCAGACTCTCTTCCGTCTATGGAAATATCGACAATCTTACGAGAAGAAGCCTTATCATAATCCGTGTAGACTTCAACTTGCATCGTTAAACTTTTAGCAGCGTCCATAACTACTTGAGGTCTACCCCAACGCTTTTTCGTAACAGGATTTTTGCCAGACAACCAAGGGGTCGTAAAATGAGAATCTACATGAGCGGCAGTAGCGCCATCATACGCATCAGTGGCAGTATCTTGCTCCATCTTAATTACACGACCTTCGTGGTCAGGGCTTGACGTAGAATCACACGCACCCAACAGCAACGGCGAACCACCTGGAGGTGTATGCACATGCAACGTCGCAGCATCTATATCTGTCAAACTCCAAGACTGGATACTAGGATCATAGATAAACACATGACGTTTCGTTAATTGCGCCCCAGATTTGTAATACTGCAACATATCTACAGAAACATATAAACGATTTTCATACCAAGCTAACTGAGGAGGAGTAGTGAAACTAATCCTTTCGTTATCTATAGCTGGACGCAGCTTTTCAAATACATTAATAAATCCTTGTCCGTTATACAGATACACGCCTTCACGACCATGCCAAAAAAACACGCCATACGGTGTCGAAACAGGAGTGGATTTCTCAATAGAACCCACATCTCTTGACAACGCAGTTAACTGAAACGACTCAGAATCAAAACCATAAATAGCATGAACACTGTTGTTCTTAAAAATCAGCAAACGGTCAGCAAGAGGAACTAAACCTGTAATGACATCTCCACGTTCCCCTATGTCTACATCTACATAGTCTGTGTTGGTCCATTTCTCAGCTTGGTTAGCGTTTGACCAACGAACCCTAGAATTATTGTAGGCAAAGCCCCCATCGTTCTCATACGTTTTACCCACCCAAGCAAAGTTATTCCAAAAAGTAACATACTGGGCTATAGGGAAATTACCAGCAGAACCATCAAGAGTGGTTCCTAGATCACTACCGCTGCCAGTACCAGTCCACTTAAATGAAACTTTGTCTCCTGACACACCATAAAACACGTTGTTCATAGTTACGCCATACATGCGAGAACCAGCAGTTCTCGCTGTCTGACCTGTCATAGCAGTAAAGTTGCCACCTGTGCTATGCACAACAGCAGTACCATGATTAGCGATAATCTGAGAAGTGCCGCCATCCGTAAAGAACGAAGCGATACCTTCCACATTAGCGCCCAAAGCACTCGTATTGATAGCCGCAACTCCGTTGCGTAACTTAACGCCACCACGAGGGTCAACATCGACGTTTAATAAATCAGGTGATTCATTCGGCTGTAAATTAAATTGGTCAGTACGAAAATTCAAACCGCCTGAGAAACTCTCAAGAACTTCCGTTTTGTAGCCTTGCTTAGCCATCGGCTACTCCCAGCTATAACGTAAACGGTCAGGCATGTACGATTGTGACCTCCACCGTGAAACGTTCCTGTTGTTAAGAACAAGAGGTTGCGGTGTAGGAACATCAATGTACCTTGCCCGAAGATTATCTAACTCCCTAGCAAAAATCGCATAGTATTGTTGAGCCATTCCAGGATCTTCTTGTTGCTCGTAAGCACGAGCGACCCCATAAGTAGCGAATAGAATATGAAATGGTTCAGGGAAATCAGTAGGTGAAGTACCATCAACACTACCTACCCCAAAAGCGGTAGGTTTTTTATACCCTCTTACATAAATAGTTTGAGCTGAAGATGGCGTAGGATATAACCGCACTTTCTCTGCCCAGTCAGACCAGAAATAAGAGTCACCTGACGAATTGGAATCTAATGGATAGACAACATCGCCATCGTCACGCCCTATATACGTTATGACATGATCGTCTGTTCGTAAAGCAGCTATGTCTCTAAGGCCGCTAGTGTTAGTTACCAAGGTCGTAGCAGCAGATTTCAAATCATAATCAGAAGTACCCCCTACAGTCGGGAATGTATCTTCTGCTTCATAGAAAGGCCAACGCTTCTCAGAGTACACAACTTGGTCGTACCCCTCTGCTATAAAGCGATTAAGAATATCTCCAGATATATCTGACGAATCTATATCCAGCAAATCACGAATATACGTTCGCATATCCTGTATTTCCATAACTACTTCCTATGAAAGTTACACAGGTCGCTACCCGAAGCAGGTCGCCCCTTACAGGGCTTCCCACTCCGAGTTAGCGAACTGCATTTAGTTGCTTCAGGGGATGATTTCACTTTCGCTACAGGCGTAGGAGCTACTTGGTGGACATTTCGATTTGACCCTACACCCTGGGGGCGTGGAGTACTCTCACGAAATGATTTACCGCTCGCTGGCTGACCATACGGTCTAGAACCTGCTTTGTATGCGTTTGCGAAACCTCTACCCATCAAGCGCCTAAGCTGGTGTGATACCGTACATGTAACCTTGTCTTGCACGATTGCTCGTTGTAAGGTTACCGTAGCAAAGGATCTGTGAGTACACAGAGTCTTTGTCGGTTGGTCGTACAAACGGTGTTGGCTTGAACCAAACATCGCTATGTGCGACTAGTTGTAGGTACTTGGTGTTAAGGAAGTACATTTTTCCTTCACCAGCAAGTGTGCCATCAAAGGTTATTGGGCAACCTTTGAACATTAGGTTTTGGAACCCGCCGTCAGCCATATCGGTATCTGTGTACCGAATTTGACCGTCAAGCAAAGCTTCATAGGCTTCATATTGAGCTTGACCAGTAATAATTACTGTTGGTTGATCGTTACCAACTGACACGTTGTTATACAAAGTAGCCATTGCAGCAACAGTGATAGCGCCACCCTGATTCGTAACTGATGATCTCCACCATGAGTTATCTCCATCAGTAGCATCAATTCCTGCAAGCGCAGCAGAACCGTCATCGTTACCCAAACCGATTAGAGCTGCAAGCCCATTCCAGTCTTTTCCACCGTTACCAGTAGAGTTACCGAAAAGCATCGTGTTAAGGTTTTCAATAATGGTTTCTTGCGTTTGAAAGATTTTACCTTCCAGCAGATCAATGATCTGTGCTTCACCGTTGTTTTTAGCTTCTTCAATACCAGAGATTGTTACTGTGGCAGCGTACTGTTTCCAGTCGTACTCAGCGGCAGTAATGCCTGTCTGAGCAGTCGTTGAAATAGTATCTGAGCCAGAGTAAGAACCAGCGGTAGAGTTTGTTCCATAAATTATTGGAACGACAATCTTAGCACCACCACCTATGCGCCGAATTGTCTGACCATTTGTTAAAGCGTAGAACAGAGGCCTAGCGCTAAAAATGTTGTCAGTTAATTTTGGTACATAGTTTTTTAAGGTAGTAGTAAGAATCTCATCAAAGTTACTGTTTCCAGCAGCCATATTCTTGTCTCCTTAGAGGTTATTGTAGTTGTTTTTTAGCTAAAGCGAAAGCGTCCCTAAGGCTAGAAACCTGCGGAGTAGGTTCGGTATCGGTTCCCGATTGGGTTGACCCTCCAGGCGTTACAACTGCTGCTTCACGTTTTTTATTGGTTATTTCCTGTTCCTGCGAAAGTTTATCCGCTGTGGTCTTAACCTCGTTAAATCTCATATGAGTATACGCAGCCTCAAGGTTGGGTATACCGTTCTTTAACGCATGATTCAGTAGTTCTTGTCTGTCGAACTCTCCATATTTTTCTTGCAAAGTATTAACTTCACGCTCTATTTTCTGAACTTTTTGCACTTGCTCTTGAGCAGCAATTTTATTTTCCAACTCAGCTAATTTACGTTCTGTCGGATCTTGTTCATATTCTGAATCATCTATTTGATTCGTAACAGGATTATTGACATTAAATGAACGAGCCAAAGTGTCCAATGTCCCTGCTGGATCTTTTTCCAGCGCAGACACAATTGCTTCTGCTTGGAGCAAACGCTCACGTTCAGCAGCTATCTCCTGCGTTTTACGAGTGTAATCCGCTTGTCGTTGATAACCGTTTTGAAGTTCTTCAAGGCTGACCTGTTGTTCTTCGCCGTCAACTTTGACGACATATCCAGGTTCCTCTGGCACTTCTGTTGAAGTTTCAAGGTTGTCCACTGTTCCAGTGGGTTCTGTAGCTTCTAATTCTTCAGGCACAATGCCCTCCTAAGGAGTCTCAATGAATAAGGTGTTCCTATAAGTTAAGCACAGTGTCCCACTAAAGGGAAGGCAATTCCATACCCATTTGTGCTTGCAACTGAGCAAGTAACTCTGGAGGAACACCACCAGTAGGTGCAAAAGCCCCCATATCAGGACTTGGAGGAGGCATTGCATTGCCCATTCCAGGCGGAGGACCAGCAGGAGCTGGCATCTGACCTTCTTCCGCAGCCATCTCAGGAGGAGGCGGCGGAGCCTGTTGCGCTAAGAATTTTTCTGGATCTTTTATACCAAATCCAGCTTCTAGAACATGTAAAGCTATAGCAGTTGGATCTATAACACTACCTATTAAAGGAGCTACAGCGTTCATTAAAGAAATAGCTTGTTGCTTTCTTATAGTTTCGTTCATTGGTTGAGTCGAACCAGCTTGAACACTAAAGTCGTATTCGCCTATAATTTCTTGGCGAGAATAAGGAATCCACATAGTTTCCCCACCTTTAACGTTAAGCCTTGCTACATGCTCTCCAGTCATAAATTGTTGCATTAATTGTATAATTCGCCTAGCTACTTTTGAGATAGACAATTCGACAATAGCTAATTTGTCAGCAGACCTTGCGTTTTGAGCATCTGCAACTATAGAAGCTTCTGTAGCTGTACGCCGTATTTCAGGCATAGCACCACGCGCATACTCAGAAATACCAGAAACAGTATTAATATCTTCTTCAATTATATTCGAGTAATTATATATTTCAGGTGATAAAGGAACCTGAGGCATTGGCATAACTATTTCAGAAAGCGGCTTGTTTTCGTCTACAACAGGTACAAGGCGACCATCTTCATCTGATTCCAACGCTTCACGGCCTTCAGGCCCAAAAGAACGTTCGTGGTAAAGGTATTTTCTTGCGTAACGTTTCCTGTCATTCATTAATTGGCTACGAGTTTTATCTAGCTCTAATTGCAAAGGTTCTATTGCTTCTAAATCACCTATTGGATAGAAATGATCTGGAACATCGTAATTCCGTATCATTATAAACGGTTGTCCGTAAGCATAAGGCATAGCCAATGGATCAATCAAAAACTCTTTTGAATCATCAGCATAAACAGCGACAGTGTTTTCCATCATGTCGTAAAATTCCCAAACAACTACACGTTCATCAACGTATTCACCTTTTTCTTCTGAATAACCATTTGAATCATACAGATTGTAACGCGCAGAAGAAGATAGACGCTTACGAGCAGAAGGCTTATATCTTTTGTCTTTTTGCGCTGCTGACAAAGGCCGAATAATTTTTTGAGCTATCCATTTTGCATCTTCAATACAAGTTGCTTCAGGATCTACATATACATCAAATGGGCTTACGCGTTCTACGAATGGTTGGTCTTCTACAACTCGCATAATTGTTTCAGGTATGTTTGAAAGAATGTCTTCGTTAGTTGGAAGATCGTCCAACATCATTGGTTCTTCTCTAGCGAATTTATCTGTTTCCATAATGGCTTGATCTATCATGAGATCACGCTCATTCTCTGTAATGCTTTGTTCTTGTTCTACAAATTTCCAACCGACTTTAACCCAGCCATGCCCATAAATAAGAAAATCTTTAACAACGCGCCTAAAAGGAGTTCTAAAATCATGATGTCGCCATAAATGGTTAATAATAGCTTCTACAAAAACAGCTCTATCTCTATCTTCAACATTGTTAGCCTGTACAACTACTTTTGGGTAATTAACAGCTACGGAAGGTGCTATAACATTAATTGTTGAAAACGCTAAATTTACAGCTATTAGATCTTGGTTATTGACTGTTGTTGAAGGCCAATGCTTTCCCCTATAAAGATCGTTAAGTCTACGCCAAGTCCCATCAAGATTTTCTGATTCGCGCCATTCATGGCACTTTTGAACTTTTTCTTTATAATCAGCGATTAACTCTAAACGTGTTTTTTTGGCCATACTAAACCCTTGCTATATTTCTACCTTGAGCTTTTGCTTCAGAAACTATCTTCTGTTCACGCTCTCGATTAGTTAAATCCTGCTCATCAGGAGCAAGAGCAACTGCTTTCCAGCCACGCTTCATGTCAAAAGTGACACCATGAAGTTTTAAGCGGCGTTCGTACAGTTCCTTCAGTTCTTCTTCAGGGACTTCGCCACGCAAATCAATGACGTAATCTACAAATTCTTCGTAGCTTGCCCCTCTAGGCAAGATAGCCATTAACCAGCGTCTGAACCAGAGAAATTTGGTTGATGGGGTGCAGGTTCAACTTTTCCTGTTATACCATGCTGGTTTTTAGGTGTTTCACGAACACCTGTTTCCCCGTAGCCACCTGTTTGATTCGCATATTCTGGCGATTCAAACCGTTGTTTAGGGCTATTCAGGCCACCTGGTTCCCAGATAGGGTTAGCAACAACGCTGGAACCACGTTCCATTTTGTTGTTTTTACCCGACTTTCCATCTACTGTTTCTGACGCACTTGTGTGCGATACAAATTTACTTGCCATTAAAGCACCTTCCATGTATACATATATGCTCTATAAACAACTTACCGTGTCCCACGAACATTGTGCAAGCCTATCTGTAAAGGATTATCTTTCGGCGTATCATTTCCCAAACGAGCAAACCAATCAACAGTCCAATAGTCATTAACTTGCGGAGCGTATTCTGGTTCATAAGCATATTTCCTCATCTGGTTAGCCAAAGCAAGCGACATTACACGGTCATCATAAGGAGAACCAGACATAGAACCCCTTGTATTTCTGGTAAAAGTCCGTAACTCAGCAACAGTATGTCTGTCGTTAATTTGAAGTTCCCAGTTTCTTAACGCAGAACTCAAATCATCAATCATTAAAGGTTTAGAAGTACGAGTAGTTTTCCAACCATATTCTTGTCCTACCCTATTAGTAACATTGTTTAATTGCCTACGCCTAAAAAGATTAGGGTAACCCAAATGGCGCAATTCAGTAATTGTTGTCAAACCGTGGTTATTTGATTCTACGCAGCACAAAGCGCTGTTATACCATAAACCTACAGCATGTACTTCTTCAGCTAGTAAATCAGGCGCAATATGGCCATGCCATATAGCGACCTGGTTGCCTGTTCCGACAGACAAGACTTGAATACATGAGTAATCCCCATGCCCAAGGCCTTCCGCTGTGTCTACTCCCATAACATAAGCTGAACGTGTTTCAGGATGCTCCCAAACTTCTAAACTCATTGTCTAAACTCCACGGATTTACCTTGCCTCCACATGTACCCTATTTCCCCATGAGTTGTACGTCGATCCATTTCCTGCAATATATCTAAATCAAAAACAGGATTACCTGATTTAACAAACGCTTCTTCAGGAGTAGTCGGGTACTCTTGTGCAAGTTGCCAAGGCAACATGCTTTCTATTTTTTCTTGATACCACGAATCACCCCGATCTTCAGTCGCAGACCAAGGAAAAAACATAGGCGCAAACTTGTTTGCACCAGTAGTAGCACCAACCCACAACTGATGATAAAAATTCCCTGAACCATTCGCAGTGGACAGACCAATAATACGACCACCAATATCAGCGACAGGTTCGATAGAAGCCCAAGCTTCTTCTGGATTAGGTAAAAACGCCCATTCATCCACAACAATAAGCGATGCTGACTCGCCGCGAGCTGGGTCAGACGCTGAAGGCATTGATGTAATAAGCGACCCATTGTCAAACCCCATTCTTTGTTGATGTTCCATCAACGATTTAGGTCCACGTTCAAGCATCCAATCAGGTAAATGCTTAAACCCATATTTTGTTTTTCTTAATAATAACACGGCTTCACGTTCAGTCCTAGATAAATCAATGATGTTTTGATCTGAATGAAAAAACGCTAACCAGAACTGGTGAGCCGCCACAAGCGTAGACCAACCAATTTGTCTAGCTTTTAATGTCAAAGAATACCTGTGGTCTTGCCAATGATCTAGCGCTGTAGCTTGCGCTTTCCGTAAATCAAACAAAATACGGCCATGAGCAGGATGGGCAATATGCCAATAATTTTGCAAAAAATGTTTTTCGTCTTTAACGCATTTTCTCCACTCGGCTTCTTGCCGTAACTCTGATATACTATAAGCCATGCTTACAAATCATTTCTGGTACATGCCCAACGCGTTTACGCAAGATGAATGCGACCATCTGGAAGATAAAGGCCAAGAAGCGTTCGAGACACACGCTATACACGGCTTTCATTTTGGTGAAGATCCTTCCAAAAGGTCTTCGAGAATAAGTTGGATACAGGACCATTATGCGAATGCGATGCTTGAATGTTGTGCCTTAGATGCAAACGATCACGCTGGATGGGTGTTAGATTTGGTTCGCCCAGAAGACGCACAGTACACGGTTTACGAAGAAGGTGACGAGTACGATTGGCATACTGACGGCCACCAAGACCGATATGCCGCAAAAACTTTGGTCCAAATAGCCGAAAACCCCATGCCGCTAAACCAAACAACAAACCCATTACTAGCAGGTTTAGTCCGTAAAATATCTTTAACCGTGAATCTAAGCTCACCAAAAGATTACGAAGGTGGAACATTAGAACTTAACTTCCATAACCAAACACACGGATTTGAGAACAGCCCCAGAGGTTCTGCCATAGCATTCCCTAGCTTTATTCATCATAGAATAACTCCTGTTACTAAAGGTATCAGAAAATCAGCAGTAATGTGGGTTAACGGTCCTCCGATCCGTTAGACACATTAGCGAAAGCAGCGTCAAGCTCTTCTTTCGTTAAAACCCCATCATCAGCAAAAGCAATAGCTAATTTCTGCAATACCTGAGCTACAGCAGCGACACCACTAAGTATCGCAGCTTTATACACAGGTATATCCCCGATCATGCTCGCTCCTCCAATAATTGCCATACATTGAATGCCAAACACACTCAAAATACGCAAACAAGTATTAAAAAATACGCTTAAATTATCTGTCATTAGTTCTCCTTGTCTAACAGAACGCCAATCATATGAAAGACAAAACTAGCCACAGAAATCCAAATTCCCATTTCTCTAGTTTCTCCTGAAAGAGTTATTAAAACAATTCCAGTTCCACCGATTGTCCAGCTTAATGCGCTGGTTTCAAAAAATACTTTTTTCCAAAATTTCATCATCTTCTTCTCTTACCCCCTTGAGGAACAGATGGACCACCAACAGACGGAGAAGGCGCAACACGAACAGTTGGCCTAGCCGCAGCAACAGCACTAACAGTTGAAGCAGTCACAACAACACGTCGTTCCTGCACCGTAATAGTGCTATCTTCAGCCTGGTAATCCTCAAATCCCCCAGCAAATATATTAGTTTCCTCCTCAAATTCTTCTTTAATTTCATCTGGCATCTCGTTAAATAATTCTGGAGCTGCCTCAAAAACTTCTTCTAATTCCTCTTCGCTACTTTCCTCAAAGAAATCAGGATTATCCTCTATGACCTCTTCAAAAAATTCTTCAGCAGCATCTTCGTCTTGTAGTATTTCAGCAATAATTTCATCATCTAAATCTTCCACCTCCAAATCTTCAAAATCTTGCTCATCTAATCCCACATCTGCTTCGAGTACGAAAGGCTCCTCTTGTTCTCCCTCATCAACAAAAGTAACTTCTTCTTCCGTTTCTGCCTCATCTTCTTCTGATATAGGTTCATCCACCAATTCCTCGTCAAAATCAAAAATTTCTTCCTCTACTAGTAGTTCTTCTTGTCCCTCATCAAACTCTTCAAAGTCCTCTAAATCAAAGGGTTCTTCTTCAAAATCTTCATCATCTTCAAAAATAATTTCAGGTAAATCATCAAAATCATAATCTTCCCAATCAATCTCATCAAAAATGGTATCATAATCGTATGGGTATTCTTCTTCTTCCTCTATCTCTATTATCACTACTGGTGGTTGCCACACTTCTTCTACTGGGGGTTCAAATACCTCTACTGGTGGCAATTCTTCTGGTGTGGGCTCTTCCTCTGGTAATTCTGGGACTTCTGGTAATTCTGGTAATTCTGGGGTTACTTCAGGAACCTCTACAGGAGTGGGATCAGGTTGAGGAGTAGGTACAGGTGTCGGTTCGGGTGTAGGCGACGGTGTAGGTTCGGGTGTACTCGTAGGAGTAGGCTCTGGAGTTGGCTCAGGCTCAGGAGTAGAAGTTGGAGTAGGAACTGGCGTAGGCGTGGGTTCTGGTACAGGCGTAGGTTCTGGAGTTGGTTCAGGAGTAGGTTCTGACTGCGGAACAGACCAGTCACCACCCATAATTTCCAACGAATACACCCCAGTTGTAGCCTCATTATACGCATCAGCCTGCAACATGTAATCACCAGCGTCTAACGTCACAACCAACAACGCATCCCAACACATATTAGACCCATCATTATGCTCCGCAGAATCATCATCCTGAAACAACAACGCACCAGCATCATCAAACAAAGACAAAACAGGATCAGCAGCATACAAATCTGTCCCCTGTTCCGTTTCCCAATCATCGCAAGTCAAAGAAGTAAAAGTCCTGACTGTAACCTCAGTCTGTTCCGTTAAAGTAAACGTAAACTGCGGACCCTGATTAAAAGTTTCAACAACAATGTTACAATCCCAGCCATCATCCGTAGCCTCACACACCGTTTCCGCAGCCGCAGGCGGCGCAAACCAAACAACAACAAGCAACGAAACAAGCAAGCCCCGACTAAGAGCCTTAAACACCCTAGACACCTAACCCCCCAGTCAGATTATTTCAAACGACCATTCCTACCATGACCATTACGAGCCCTATTAGCGCTTGAGTTCTCAAGAACAAGACCCCCACCCTTCGTATGCGACAAATCCTTACCAGACAAAGCAACACCACTACGTTTCGCCTTGCGTCTAGCGGTAGACAACTCAGAACGCTTCTTACGCTGCTCAGGTTTCTTATTAAACTTCTTATCATACGCCAATTTCTTAGCATACGAACCAGGATTAGCCTTATACGCTTTAGCAGACTTCTTAGGATTCTTTGTCTTAGGAGGAGCCATTACTGGCAACTCTCACAATAATCAGGATTTTCCAAACCACATTCCAACGGCTCATCATCGCCCCAATCAACATCATCAAACTCATCAGGATTCGACATCTAAACCACTCATCAAAGACTCCAACTCAGCATGCAACTCAGCATCAGACAAACCAGACACAGCCCTATCATCATCAACCACCAAACGACGCTTAGGAGTAAACTTCTCAATATACTGCAAATACAACGAAGCAGCTTTCACATCACCAGCCACAGCAGCCGTGTGCAACGCGTCAACTACACTCTGAGTACGTTCAGGGTGTACATTTAATTCAGCAGCCCTACGGTCCCACTCACGAACAAAACGAGAATCAGCCTTCCAACGTCTAACAGTACGATCATTAAAGCCATTCTCCAAAGCCCACGCCTTCGACGTAGCAGGCTGCCTATCCTCCGACAACAGCCAATCTAAATACTTCTTCCAGGTATCAGGCATAACCTTCTCACCTGTTTCAGGATCAGTTGTCCATCCCTTACCGCCACCATTCTGCGCCATAAAATACCTCCTACCAAAAGATTTCCGTGTCCCACTAAAAATATAGCAGAAATATGGGACACAGCTACTTATTAGTGTATGGGGTAAGACGCTTGAAGAAATTGCCTCACAATTTCTTCAAGCTCCTCCCTCCCACCCCACCGTACTACCATTGTCTATCAAAACCAACGTCTATCAATATATAAAAAACACTTACGATAGACAGTGAGAAAATAAAAACACTCCACCTGTCCCTTCATATCTATACATATATAGGTTCGGAACCCCCACCCCCCCTTGGGGTCGCCGCCGCCGATAGTGGGTGGGCTTCCTGCTGTGTTTTGAGAATGGTTCTCATTCTTATTTTATTTAATGTAGGCCATTAGATAGGTTCTCGTAACTGGTCGTTGAGGGTGGTTGTCTGGTGGTGGTTTACTTGCCTTATTTGGTGGGGCTTGATTTCGTACCCTCAAGTAGTGGTTTAGGGTTGGTTCAATGTTTGGTGTTTTTAGGGTGCCGTATAAGTGCTGTTCAGGGGCCATATTTTGAGGGTGCTTGTAATTGTCAGTACAGGGTGTACTTTGTAGGTATGACTCATTCACCTCAACACCTCGAAAATTTCAAGGCTAGGTTCCACGTGGAACCAGAGGTTACGAGTCAGAGAAAAGGAACCAAATTGGAACCAACACTACAAACCCTGCCAGATGCAGGTGTCGAGACTGACAACCTCGATCAAACAGAAGCCCAAGTAAATCACTTGGCACTTTCAGCCGTTCAAAGTGCGGAGGAATTTAACGACGCTTACGGAGATCAGCAAGAGGAACACTTTAATGTTCTATTCAGTATCTGCTGGGACCAATACAAGAGCGACGAACAGACGTATGAAGATTGGTTTAAGGTCTTCAAGTCTGCATTGCTCTATGGCAACGTTGCAAACCCGCTAAGCACCGTTAAGGGGCTCAAGGCTTATAATAAAGCTAAGATCGCTACGGATTCCCTAGCGACGTTAGAGCCGATCACCGTAGAAGTAGAACACGACGGTGAAACACTCACTAAAACAGTGGACATAGCTAAGGTCATGAGAGACAACGGAGAACAGATCACCAACCGTGAGTTAGTCAAGTCCTCTGGTGTCTGGTCCGCTTTGGCTACTGCCGCCAGTGATGACCCTGCAAATGTTGAAAGAAAACTAAAGACTTTCTTCCAGCAAGATTTGCCAGTGAATCAACGGCGCTCGTTGTCTGCGGTTGCTGGTGCTGGTAAGAACGGTATCAAGGCAGATAAGAACAGAGGCGGCGGAGGTAAGAAACGTTCGCCACTTACTACAGCCCAAAATAATCTGCGATTGATTGCGTCGGCTG